TATTACCAGCGTTATTAAGAAAATGGTTTGATGAAAGAGTTGAATACAGAAAGTTATCAAGAAAGTTTCACGAAGAAGGTGATAAAGAAAAATCAGATTACTTTGATAGACGACAATATCTTCAAAAAGTTGTTTTAAATAGTTTATACGGAGTACTTGGACTTCCAGCATTTAGATTTTATGATTTAGATAATGCAGAAGCTGTAACGTCTACTGGTCAATCTCTAATTAAGTTTACAAGAAAGATAGGTAATGTATTTTACAATAGAGAGTTAGATGACACAAAAGACCATTGTATTTATATTGATACTGATTCAGTTTTCTATTCAGCGTTACCATTAGTTAAAAATAGATTTCCTGATTTAGATGTTAAGAGCGAAGATAGAATGTCAAAAGCTATTTTAGAGGTAGCAAGTGAAGTACAAGTATATTTGAATAAAGGTTATGATTATTTTGCTAAGAAGTTTTGTAATTTAGATAAACATAGATTTGATATTAAACAAGAAGTTATAGCTAAGAGTGGACTGTTTGTTACTAAGAAACGATATGGACTTAAAATTATTAACGATAATGGTAAAAAAGTTAATAAAATGATGATTAAAGGTTTAGATACAGTTCGTTCAAGTTTCCCTACAGCTATGAGAGAAATGTTAAGTAAAGTATTAGAAGATATTTTGATGGATGTTCCTAAAGAAAAGTTGGATGAGTTTATTATTAACTTTAAAGATAGTATGAAACTTATGGATTTTAATAAAATAGCTATTCCAATTAGTGTAAAAGGATTACGAAAATATAAAAATGTAGATGGAGACATATTTAAATCACATAAATTAGGAACACCAGTACACGTAAAGAGTGCTCTATACTATAATGATTTTTTAAAGTATAATAAAATATCAAGACAATATTCTGGAATACATAATGGTGATAAGATTAAATGGGTATATTTAAAACAAAATCCATTAGGATTAAATACTATAGCATATAAAGGTCACGAAGACCCAAAAGAAGTATTAGATTTTATTAGACAGTATATAAATCCTGAGAAATTATATAAACAAGCTTTACATAAAAAGATAATGATGTTATATGAAGCTCTTGGTTGGGGTGAACCTACAGATGCTTCTAAAACAATAGAAAGATTTTTTTGATTTTAAGAAAACAGACTTATATATATGTATATATGGTTATAAATAATAGGAGAAGTTATAATGAATAAACAAAAGTTAGTACGCTTTATTAACAAATATCATTTGAATGGTATAGCAGATTCAGTAGTATTAAAGAGTAATTTAAATGACCAAAAAATATCTACCAGATTTGTATCTGGAGATAAAACTTTACTAGGTAAGGTAGAGATGGCTAATTGGAATTTTGAAGATGCAAATATTGGAGTTTACACTACTGAACAACTATTAAAGTTATTGAGTGTTTTGGATGAAGATATTAGTGTTTCTGTAACAAAATCTGGTGATAAATCAATTTCAATGAAAGTGTCAGATGCAGGATCTTCAGTAAATTATATGTTAAGTGACCCATCTATTATCAATGAACCACCAAAGTTACAAAATATTCCTAACTTTGAACTTAGTATAAACATGACACCTTCAGTAATTAATAAATTTATATCTGGTAAATCAGCTTTACAAGACACAACAACTTTTACAGTTATTACTGATGAATCATCTACAAGATTAGTTATAGGATACTCTTCAGTAAATACAAATAGAGTTAATATACCAGTAGTTACTTCAGAGTTTAGTTCAATTGATAATGTTTCTTTTAATGCAGACTATTTTAGTAATATATTAGTTGCTAATAAAGAATGTGAAAGTGCTTTCTTACAAGTTAGTAGTGAAGGATTAGCTAAAATTAATTTTAAAATAGATGACTATACTTCCACATATTGGTTAGTCGCAACAAGTGAAGTTGATTAATGTCTAATTATATATGGGTAGAAAAATATAGACCTTCAAGTCTTGATACTTATATTGGTAATGAACATCTTAAAAGTAAAGTTGATATTTATTTAGAGAGTGGTGATTTACCACATCTTTTGTTATATGGCAAAGCTGGTACAGGTAAAACTACTCTAGCTAAGATACTTGTTAATAATATAGAATGTGATTATCTTTACATTAACGCTTCTGATGAAAATAGTGTAGATACTGTTCGTAATAAAGTTAGACAATTTGCTTCAACCGTTGGTTTTAAAGATTTAAAAGTAATTATCTTAGATGAGTGTGATTATATTACACCGAATGCTCAAGCCGCTCTTCGTAATTTGATGGAAACGTTTAGTAAACATTGTAGATTTATATTGACCTGTAATTATGTTGAAAGAATAATAGACCCAATACAGAGTCGCTGTCAATCATTTCAAGTTATTCCACCATCTAAGAGTGAAGTTGCGAAACACTTACATAATATTTTAGTTCAAGAAAATGTTATGGATTCTATGGAAGATATAAAAGTATTAGTAGATAGTGGTTATCCAGATATACGTAGAGTTATTAATTCAGCTCAAAGAAACGTTGTTAATGGTCAACTTAAATTAGATACTTCAAGTATTATACAGAATGATTATAAGTTAAAATTATTAAAGATTTTAGAAACACAAGATAAGAAAACTGCATTTAAAGATATAAGACAGTTATTAGCAGATAATAAAATTACAGATTTTGCTGACTTATTTCGCTTATTATATGACGAAGTAGATGGATATGGAAAAGGTCACGTAGCAGAATGTATTTTGATTGTAGCGAGATATGAATTGTCAGATAGTCAAGTAGTTGATAAGGAAATCAATGCTATGGCTATGATAATAGAACTATTAGGAGTTATAAAATAATGAATGAAAAATATTGGGGTGAAGTTACAAAGACACCTAAGAAAGCCGTACAGAAAGCTGGTGATGAAAAACATATATCAGTACATGAAAATAAGATTTATTATTATTCTGGAGTAAATAGAGATAGTGTATCCGAACTCAATAAAAAGATAGGCGAATTAGAATCTAAAAGTTTAACGTTAACACATAACTTAGATTTAAAACAACCACCAAATCTAAAAATATTTATCAATTCAGGCGGTGGTTCAGTAGTAAGTGGTATTTCATCAATGGATACAATACTGAGAACAAAAGTTCCAGTGCATACTTATGTGGATGGATTTGCAGCAAGTGCAGCTACCTTTCTATCAGTGGTGGGTGAGAAAAGATTTATGAGTAGAAACTCTTATATGTTAATTCATCAATTATCTTCTCAATTGTGGGGAAAATATTCTGAAATAGAAGATGAGAAAAAGAATTTAGATTTAATGATGGAAACAATTAAAAATGTTTATAGGGAATATACACAAGTTCCTATGAATAAAATAGATGAAATTTTAAAACACGATTTATTATGGGATGCTAAACAATGTTTAGAATACGGATTAATAGATGAAATTATTTAAACAATACAAACAACAGGAGAAGTAAAATGGCAACAGCTAAAGAACTACACGCAAAAATCAAAGAACACTTTGAGGAATTTAATAATAATCACGAAATACATGCTGAAAAAGGTAACAAAGCAGCTGGTGGTAGAGCAAGAAAAGCTATCGGTGAGATTAAAAAACTCGTTACTGAATATCGTAAAGCGTCAGTAGCTGAATCAAAGTAATAAGGAGATGTAAATGAGTACAAAACCTATGAAACCTCTAAAGAAACCTCAATCAGCACAAGTTCAAGTTGATTTAAGAGATGCAGAAACAATTAAATGTAGTAGTTGTAATAACTATTTATTTATAACATCATTCATACTAAAAAGATTATCAGCTATAGTATCACCAAACGGACAAGAAGCACTTATTCCAGTACAAGTTTATAGTTGTGGAAATTGTGGTCAAGTTGCTGAAGGATTTTTAGAAGGTAGTGGTTTAGAAGAAGAAATAAAGTCAGATAAATTTCCAAGTTTGGACATATGAGTGAAAAAAGAAAATCAATATTTTCAGGTAAATCTTCTGCAGGAAAAGGAGATTCGCCGAGAAAAGGTGTCAGTATAGATGAGTGGGGAAAGAAGTGGGAAAAAATCTTTGGTAAAAAGAAAAAGTCTGTTCGATCACATAAAACAGATAACAGCGGTTCAAAGCCCTAATTATTGGGAAGAGATATCAGACGAAGATAAGAAGACTTGGTCTAATTATATGACTCATAGATTTTTGTCTATGAAGATGGAATGGGTTGATTTAGTAAATGAATTACAAAAATATAATTTGCAACCCAAAGATTTATACAAATTATATACCAACGTATTACCTAAAGGTAAACAATGGTTAAAATATATTAAAAGGAGAAATCAAATGGAATATCCAAATTGGTTAGTCAATGTAGTAGCTAATGAAGAACAAGTTAGTAAAGAAGAAGCATATGAAATGGTTGGTATGTACATGCTCACAGAAGGTGGTATGTTAGAATTAGGACAACTTGCTCAGAAATGGGGCATTGAACCTAAAAAGATAGAAGAAGCTGGTTTAAATGTTCTTGGTACTGTAGGTGGATATACTGCAGGTAATGTAGAATGAAAGTTATAAAAGATTCTAAGAATATGTCTAAAGTAGCTAAAGTTGAATCAGTTATAGAACAAATGGAACGAGAGTGGCCTGAAATGACTAAAGAGTTCAAGAAGATTCAACGAGAACAATATGAGTTATTTTTACATAAACAACACGATTATGGTCCAGGTAATATTTCTGTAGGTACACAATTACAAACATCTGAAGAAGTAAAGTTATCACTTACTGGTTTATGGTTTAGAATGAATGATAAGATACAACGACTAAAGAATTTGTTAATGAGTGGTCGTGATAACGCAGTAGAAGGTGAAACAGTTGAGGATGCTTATCTTGATGTTTCAAATTATGGAATTATGGCTACAATAGTTGGTCGTGATAAGTGGGGAAAGTAATGAACCAGAAGTTTGG